CACCCCTACAACTCTGCTGCCTTGTAGTCCCCCGTTTCCGCTAACCTCTTGGTATTGCGAGGCTTGCGGCTTTGCGGGTTTGTACTGGTTGTGAATATAAACTGTGTTGTGCTACGCTCGCTCCCCATGCTGTACCGCTGCAAGCACTTGGTGTGCAATGGTTAGGGCTTTGCCGCCGGGACCGGAGTGCTCGAGTTGTTGCCGTGCGACATAGCCTCGGGTCCTTTCCAGTATCCACGCGCTTCCTTGCCAACCATTCCCAGCCCCTTGAACCACACTCGCCATGTCCACCTCGCCACGTACCCGAGATTGCTTCAGCTCATTCGCGAAGTCTGGATTCCTCGTCAGGTACGCTCCCCAAGCTCCGCCCCCGTCGTAAAACCCGCACAAGATTGCGATGCGTTCATCCGGGATTCCCAGCTCCGCCGCACGTACTGCTTTTTTTTGAAGCTCCGTCGGAACCGTTCTAACGGGCCTTCCCCCTTTGCTCCCCCCCATTCCCCTTTCCCCCTTCCCAACCCCCTGGACAACTCCCCCCGCCCCCTTCGCCCCCTTCGCTTCCCCACAGTCAACTTCCCTAGTCAACTTTTTCTTCGTCCTCATGTCGCGTGACTACAGGTATTTGCGCTAGCAGACAACCCCTCCCATGCATTTATTTGTTGCGAACTGTCGCGACGCGACGCATCGTTTGGACATGCAAATCGAACAAATGAGCTACTTGGAAAAACTCAAGGCGGATGGAACGCGTATGGTTGGCCTTTCTGCCGACTGGGTCAACGTGGCGTATCGGATCGACGGGAACGAGCACACCGGCGCTGTGGTGTTCGAGGGTGACAGCGGGGAGATGGAGCTTATCGAATACACGCACAACGAGGACGGGGAGAGAACGGACGTGCTGGTTGCGAAGGTGCCAGACGTAACGCCTGAATTGCTGTCGGCTTATCTGGTCCGGGTAGCATGTGCGGAAGCGCGGACTGGCGGGCATGATCCCGTCGGATGTTTTGAGCGTGCATGCGATGCGCTCGGTTTGAGAATCTGGATGAACGACGAGCATGAGCACGCGGGCGGGTTGTTGGCTGACGTTGCCGGATGGATTGCGAGCCTCTCCTAACCCCCACCCCCACCCCTTTACCTATGAATCTTGAAAAACTCAAATCCCTCGCCACCGCAGCATGGTCAGCGGACGACGGTCAGGCCACCGTCGAGGACATTGCTGCAGCGGTCGTGCGGAGCGCAGTCCGTGACGGCGTCATCTTAGCCGACAATGCAGACGCAGCGGTGGCCGTCGTGATCGCGCATCTTGATGTGAGGCTTTCGGCCCCTATCCCGCCCGCTCCGGTCGATCCGGTGGAGGCCGAGAAAACCCGCCTGAGCGCGGAATGGGATGCGGCTGTACAGGCCGGATCAGTCTGGATGACGGTACACGACGAGGATGGCGGCACGTCGCGAGTGTGCCGTCCGCCGCGTGGATGGACGCACGAGGGTTGCGAGACGCTCGGGCAGTATCTGCGCGCCAAGAGCGCGGTCTACGCCGCCGCGCAGGACTCCGCACACAATGCAGCGGTAGCAGAGTTCCGCGCATGGTGGGCAGATGCTCAGGGGCGTCCGCTAGAGGAGCAACGGGCAGGATGGGACAGGCTGTCGAGAGCGGCAAAACTCTGCGCTGTCGGAGTGGTCCCTAAATCGCTGCGCCGGATGCTTTCCTAACCCCCACCCCTAACCCCCCTTATCCCATGACTAACACCATGAAACCGAACGACATCAAGCAGGCGATGCGTAAACTGCGCTGCAACAAGTACCACTCTGGGAACCGCAAGGTAACCTATGACGTCGGGCACTACGTCTGCCAAGGGTGCGGTGAGTTTCACGCTGTCGAAACGGCGATGGAAACGCTGGCCGGCCCGGTGCGTGAGATTACCGGCGGCGGTGGGCTGGTCCGTGTTCACTGATCCCCTACCACTATGCAAACCTACCACCTCTCCCCGCAATCCTCTAACGTGAAAACGGGAGGGATCCCCGTCACGACGTCCCCAAACACCACCTGTCCTACGACATCCTGCCCTCTGCGGGGAAAAGGTTGTTACGCGGAACAAGGCCCCCTCGCCTGGCACTGGCGTAAAGTCAACGAAGGCAAGCGCGGGGTTGCATGGTTGGATTTTCTGATCCTGATATCCTCAATCGCCCCCGGCAGTTTGTGGCGACACAACCAAGCCGGCGACCTACCCGGCGATGGCGACGATATCGATTCCAAGATGTTGTCCCAATTGGTGCGGGCACAAGCGGGGCGCAGAGGCTGGACATACACGCACAAGCCGGTGGTCGGGGATTCCCCGCAATCCTCCGGGAATCGTGCCGCCGTCCGATTCGCGAACCGCAACGGGTTTCGGGTCAACCTCAGCGCGGACACATTGAGCGAGGCCGACGAACTCGCCGAAGTCGATTGCGGTCCTGTCGTCGTCGTGCTCCCATCCGATTCCCCGCACACTGTGAAAACCCCTGCGGGTAGGAAGGTGGTAGTATGCCCCGCCCAGCGTGGCGATGTCACCTGTGCGGACTGCGGACTCTGCGCTGCATCGCGCTCCGTGATTGTCGGGTTCCTCGCCCATGGCCGGTCCGCTAAACGTGTGGAGTCCGTCTGCCGGAATTGACCTTCCCCGCCTCGTCCTGGGCAATGCTCGGGGTGAGTAGGGGTGGGCCAATCATGGCCGGGCCCGAACTATCGAACCATGAAACGACTACCGTCAGTTAAGACGCTGAGAAGCGTTTTTGGCGAGCGTGCAAGGGATGCAAGGCGCATCCTGGAAATGACTCGCTCCGAACTCGAACAGCATCCCGTAGGCGCGGAGCGAGTGAGGGGATGCTATCACGCGCCTACCACTCTGGATATCCGCATGACCGTGCTGGATTCCATTGCGGAAACGCATGGCGTGGAAGGCGTGCAATTGCGAGGGGAATGGCTGACGTATCTAAACGCGGGTGATACGTACACGGCAACGCTGCTGTATTGGCGCGGGTCCTATCGGGTGGGAGACTGGGGAAGCATTGTGGAAAGGGACGGACGATGAACACCCGCGACGCAATCGTCATTGCAATCCACGACATCAGCAGGGCAGAGGGTAGCCTGATGAATCTGATGCCGCGTGAAATCAATCACCCGGACTGGATTGAGTGGAGCCGGAGGTTGACGGGCCTGTACTTCGTCCGCCTGGAATTGGAGAAGATGCTGGAAGCGAAAGGTCAAGCGTGAAGGTGCAAATCCGATACCTGGTGATTGTTTGGAGCGACGTAGAGAAGCGGGTTTTGCTCCAGACTACTGCGACGCTGGAAGAAGCGCGCAATTTGTGGCGAGGAGACAAGAGCAAGAAAATTGCGAGGATCGTCGAATGAAAGAGAAGATTATCGAATTCTTGGGGTGCCTCCTAATCTTGGCCGGCATCGCCGTAATCATGCTGGGAATGATGGTCCTTTAGTTCGCCCCAACTCCCCGCGCCCCATCCTGAAAAGGGTGGGGCTTTTTCGTGCCTTGGATAGTCGGCCAATCAATCCAGCCCCCCCGCAGAATCCCCCTGGAATCGGGTTCCGCTCCTCCCATCCTGCCGGGTTCCAGCCTGTCCGTTCGCCCCGTTCGCTCGCCTGGGTGTTGCCTGTCCTCGCCCCGTGCCCCGTGCCCCGTGCCCCGCTGGCCTGCGCTCGCCCCGCGCCGTCACCCGCTGGCCTGCGCCCGTCACCCGCCGCCCCTGTACCCGCCCGGACGCCCACCCGCCCCGCCCGCTCGGCCCAGCCCCGCTGCCCCGTGCCCCCAAGATGGTGCGGTGCTGCTCTGTTCATGAGTACTGGTTATTAGGTAAAATTCGGAATTGTGGGAATTGAAATGGGATGGGGGAGTGGATTCGCACGCCGCATACCGTCCTCGTTAAGGTTGGGAGCCAATCCGGTGCCCGTATGCTAGGGCAGTGTGTTGCACAATGGCTGGAGGATGGGGTTCTGCGTGCGAAAGAGTGGGTCATCGGAGCGTGTTGCCTATGGGCCAAAACCAAGGGAAAATGCCCTGTCGCGGGTTCTCTCCGCGCCCCATTCGCCCGATGACTTCAGTAGGATGGATGATGGTGCGGTTGGAAGCAATCCCCTGAACGGGGCATTTCCGGGTGTGCAGGCCACTCTCCACTCCAGCCTCTCCCACCCCCCCATCCGCTGTCATCATACCCCCCGCGCAACAAAACGCCTTGGCAGACCCTTTCTGAGCGATTGCGTGGCATCCGCTACTACTGGTCGCACTCCCCGTTTGGTGGTGGTGCGGTGTTGGCAGGGGGATCATCCCGAAATCTGTTTCGGGATCATGCCGGCCAACTCTTGCCTGCCGTGCATACCGGACTGCATTCCAACCAGGGGCCACTGTGCTTGCCTGCCACACCGGATACCTTCCACGCCAACCAACCTTCCGTACCGGCCATGCAGAGCGGGAGAGCGGGAGGGTTTATGGGGGGTCCAACGCAGAGCAGGGGGCGCGGGGACCGTCAGAGTCCCCCGCTGCGCCCTCTGCGATGCGAGCTCCAAAAAGTGGAGCGTTACCTCCCCTTTTAGGGGGAGTGGCCATATTCTCATAGCCATAAATCTGAATCGGTACTCAAAATAAGACCGTCTTGACTTGGGTTCTTTACAAAATGTAGCCTGTTAGCCGTACTCAACCTGAGTCAAAAGAAGATATGTATATCCACATCAACGGAAAGCACCACACCTTGCGGGGGTTGTTCTCGACCATGGAACCCAAACAACACCACCCCGATCCAACCCGCTCACAAGTACTGGCCCACATCATGCAAGTGATTGGCTGCGACCTTGAAACGGCGCGTCGGTCCTTCAACTCGATGCGCCAGCCGAAGAGCGCGGTGATCATCTTCGACCGCCACACCGCGTCCTGGCACGGCTGCGAATGGGTAAACCAATCCACCGAAGAGCTTGGCCTGCTGACCCAACGCCGCTTCAGCTCCATCGAGAAGCGGTTGCTGCAACTGGAAGAGAAGCCTCGCTCCGATGGCCGCAAGCTCAAGCAGTTCATCGATGACACGAAGTCAACCTTGGCTGAGATCATCGAACGCTTGCAGGTGCTCGAGCAGGCGTTGGCCAACGGAGTCGAGATCCAAGAGCAGCCCCAAGAAACGGAAACGGTGTCGCAGCCCAAAGGACCGGACACCGGGACCACCGGGGATCCAAACGATCCCTACGGGTTCTTTGCTGCGATGCGCGAGCCTCTCACCGACGACGAGCAGGAGCCTTCTTGAGATCGGCTCCGGTCATCATGCCGGGGTTCCACTCGCTCCAGACGATGGAACCGTTCTCGCCGTGAGACAGCGGGAGGACAGCCCGATCAAGGCGTCCTCCGCGCTTGCAGAAGTTCAGGCGGAACTTGCGTGGCTTCTGGTGGCCCACTTCTTGGATGACGGCGATCTCGCGTGCCCAGTTTGTGAGTTCGCTGGAACCGAATCCAGAGTAGGCCAGCTCCATCATGGATGGCGGTTCACCGTCGCGGTCCTTGGCCGGCTTGGCGATGTGATGGATCCACATCCAGCAGACCTTGGTTTCCTTGAGGATTGGCTGGAGCTGATTCCGCAGGAACCGCGACACGGCTTCCTGGTTGGAGAGATCCCCACCGAAGTACGACAGGAGGGGATCGCACACGATGAGGTCCAGCTTGGACTTGGTGATGAAGCGGCGGGCGTATTCCAGGAATGACTGGCCGGTGCGGACGGTCTCGGTGCGGAAGGAGATGTTCTTGCGGATGGCTTGGGAGTCGGACCCGGAGAGTGAGAGTCCCTTTACGACGCCTTGGAATGCCTCGGCGAGATCACCCTTGTCGTTCTCGGCTTGGATGACACCGATGCGGAGTGGCTTGACCGGGGCGATGCCGAAGAACGGTTTGCCGGTGGCCCACAGCATGATGAGCTGCATGATGAGGGATGACTTGCCGATACCGGAACCACCGGACAGGACGATGGAGGATCCCTTGGTGAGCCAGCGATTGCCCACCAGGTTGTCGGGATCGTTGGAGGGATCGAACCCGGCGAGGTCCTCGGTGGTGATGATGGTGGCATCGTCCTCGGCCTGTTCGATGCTGACGATCCAGTCCTCCCAAGTGGGGGAGCCGATGCGTGTGGCGATCAGGCGTTGGCGATGGTCGCCTCGTTGGGCACCGGGAAGGCGGGAGTAGCGGGACGGGTTCTTGTTCTTGGGATCGATGCCGGGGATGTGTGCGTAGATGACATCGCGTCGTTCTTCCCACTGGGCGCGGTCTACGGCATCGACGCGGACCCATGCGTGGATGGACTTGCCACCGGAATCGATGAGTACGGAGATGGGGAGACCGGACTGCTGAAGGATTTCGAGCTGCTGGGCTTTGGGCATCTCATCCATCTCGACGAGTACGTGGCGCAGATTGGAGACGCTCTTGTCGGAACCGGAGAAGTCACCGGGAGCGAATGGATTGATGCGGACGAACGCACCGCTGGATCCGAGGGCCTCGAGTGGGCATTCGTGGCCGGCGAATCGTTCCATCCATTGTTCGCGGGTCATGAAGGAACCAGAGGAGTTGGGTTTGCCTTCGGGTGTCAGGTCGTTGCAGATGCAGACGATCTCACCTTCGCAGAAAGCGGCTTGCAGGAATGCGTGGAACTCGTCGGCGATTGGAGCGAGCGGGGTGGGAGCTGCGGCCTGCTTGGTGAAGCGCACGGCGGACATGGGCGGAGGTGCGGTACGTGGCCCACTGGATTCCAGGAGGTGGCCGCGTGGGTTGGAGTGGGGCGTGTCGCGTGCGGACCTGATCTTGTGGACCAGTTCGCGTTCCTTCCACGGGGGTTGGCAGGATCGGTTCCAGTCGAGGAGCAGATCGTAGGCATCGTTGTCATCGAGGCAGAAGCCGTGGATGAGCCCGGTTGCGGCGGTGAATGCTTGTGCGTGCCCGTTCTGACCGGAGATGGAGTGAGGAACGCGGGACAGCCATGCCCTGGCCCGCTCAATGGTGGTAGCCATGTGGGTGTGTTATTGGATCAGACCTGTTGCTTCGATGAACGTGGCTGCGACTTGGGGAACGATTGCATTGCCGTAACCGCGCAGTCGCACCACTCGGGCGGGTATCCCATGAGCCAACGGGAATGTGC